TGGGAGGCGGCAGCGGCACTGGCGGCTGCTTCCGCCCGGCTTTGGTCGGCGGCTTCTGCCGAGGTCGCTGCGGCCTGTTCGCTGGAGGCGGCCTGCAAAGCACTGGTGGCGGCTGCCTGCTCGCTCCCCTCCGCGGCATGCTCGCTGGCAGTGGCGGCCGTAGCGGCGTCTTTGGCGGCGTCACGGGCCTCGTAGAGCGAGGCCAGCAGGTCTTCCGGCGTGCCGCTGTCCGTGGCGTTGACCTTGACCGCCCGCGAAAGGCCGTCGTCCAGTTGTTGGATCATCTGCACCATGCGGTCCAACTGGCCTTCGGTGGCTTCGGTGTCCACAGTGGCCGTATTGGAAAGGTCAAGTTCCTGCGTCAGGGGCACGGCAGACTCGATGGCCAGCGTGGCACCGGCAGGCACTTTCCCATCTGCCAGCGTCACCTTGCCGCCCGTCATGTCCCGGAAGACCGTCACGCTGTAATCACTGCCCGGCGCGAGTCTGGTCTGCGTCTCCGTATCCCCGGCAGCGGCCCAGGAGACGTTCACGTCTCCCGTGCCGTACAGGGCAAAGGGCACGGCGTATTCCAGCACACCGGTCGTGACGGTGTAGCGGACAAGGACTTTCTGGACTGGTATCATGGAGCCTCCACAAAGGGCGTGATGCGGCAGGACGGCCCCACCGCATCACGACGGGACCCGGCTAGCGGGCCAGATAGGAAAGGACGACGTCCACCGTGCCGCTGCTGGTGGCATCGGACGTGACCTTGACCTTGACGTAGCGCTTGGTGTCCGGCAGCACGAGCTTGCAGAGGATGTCCCCGTCGGCAAAGGACGTGCCCGTACTGGTGGTGCCGGTGATGGTCACTTCGGGCGCACCGGGGATGCCGGCAAACGGCCCGTCTTCCGTATCACTGCCTTGCAAGGTCAGCTTGAAGGTCTTGTCCGTTGCCACTTTCACCGCACCGGCCGCCATGACGGTGACGGCAAGGGCGCCATGATGTTCGCCCACGACAAGGGCGTTGGCGCAGACAAATTCGGCGGCATTGATGGCTTTGCCCTTCTCGAAGAACTGGTCGTACCAGCGATTCTCGGAACCGTAGGAAAAAGACATGTTCCCCCCTCCTTAGGCCACGGCCGTTTCGTTGCTGTCGGGCAGGTTGTAGGAGCCCACGACCTTGACGCCGTTGATGGCGCCCACGATGGTCTGGAGGTCCTTATCGCCATTGACGTACATGATGTCGGCCTGCTTGATGGCGCCGAACACGCGCTGCACCACGCGGTGATGGCCGAAGATCATGGTGTTCTGGGCCGAGCCGTGAATCTTGGCGATGGCGTCCTCGATCTGGGCCAGCGTGGGCAGTTTGGGCGTCTCGCCGTTGATGTCGATATTCACCAGGGCATGAACGGCCTTGGACGGCTTGAGCAGCTGCCAGCCGAAGCGGCCGCGGTACTCCACGCCGTAGCCGGTCACACCGGGCTGGGAGCGCAGGTGGTACAGATTGCCGCCGTTGATGGGCGTGGGATCGAGCAGACGGCCGGAGTTGAACTGCGTGGGGTCATAGATGCCCACATTGATCTCCTGGTCGAAACGCACCACGAGGATGGAGGAAAGCGTGCTGCCCGTCCCCCCGCAGGAAGTGAACAGCCTGTCCTTGAGGGCCGCCTTGCGCCAGTAATCGCGCCAGATGGCCAGCTCGGTGTCCATGCCCGCCTGCCGGTAGAAGGCATTCTCGCGGCGGGCAAAATACTGCTTGGCACCGCCGAACTGCGCGGCCTTGTCCTTGCTGACCTCGATCTCGCCGCCCATCAGGCTGACATAGGTCTGGCGCAGCTGGGTCTCGGCCTGCATGGTGGGCAGCGGCGCGCCCAGGTCGGTAAAGCTGGCACCGGTGATCTTGTCCAGCACTTCTTCCACGTTCCACAGGCCGTGGGTGGCCGGGATCCATTTCAGCAGGGTCAGGATGGGGGCTTCCTCGGTCAGATAGTCCACCAGCTCCGGGCGCTTCTTCGCCTTCTCAAGGGCGATCTCTTTGAGCGTCTGTGCAACAGCCATGTGTCACTACTCCTTGAACATGCCCTTGTAGGTATCGACCGCGCTCTCCCGGGCATCGGAGGGAGCGGTACCACTGCCGCCGGACAGGACATCTTCGGACAGCAGCTTGCCGATCTCATGGAAGGCCCGCACGAACACGGGGTTATTGGCCATGTCACGACCTTCGATGGACGTGGCCAGGCGGCCGCCCATACGTTTGTCCAGGGCCGTGAACGCCTTCAGGGCCGTCGCCTTGTTCTCTTCAAAGCGGCTGCCCCACTCGCTGCGCAGTTCCTTCACGCCGTCAGCGATGATCTTGTCCGTGATCTCCTTGTTGGCGCCCAGCTGCCAGTCCAGCAGCTTTTGTGCCTGGTCCTGGGTGATACCGTTGTCCACGCAGAACTGGCGGAAACCGTTTTCCACGCCCTGGTCGATCTGTCCCTTGAAGCTGTCGGGGTATTTCAGGGCGATGTCCTCGACCTTTTCCGCCGGGCGGTAGCCAAGGCCGCGTTCCAGGGCCTTGAGGGCCTCTTCCGCGCTTCCCACGTCCTTGAGTTTTTCGCCCCAGCCTTCGGGCAGACCTGTACGCCAGTCGGCAGAAGGCGTGGTGCCGTCACCGGCCGGCGTCCCTTCACCGCCTTGAGGTGTCCCACCCTGGGGCGTGGTTTCCGCAGGGTCGCCCGCAGGCGGGGTACCGGGGTCGGTGACAGTAGAGGTCTCGATATCGTTGGACATGAAATATTCCTCCTATTGGATGCCTTGAAGTTTGCACACGATGCGGATGTAGATGTCAGGTACGGCCTGGGCCATGCGGTTGAGAATCTGGTCGGCTATGTTCCG